GTGAGACTCAATGGGTAATGTACGAAGACGAAGATGGCTATATAGAAATGAGAGAAATGGAGGACAACGATGAACAATCAGATTAGAATGGTTCTAAAGAAGAGATACGAAGCTGAGATAGCGGATGCTAAATACAAGATTAAATGCTACAGCGATCAAGAACTTATTATACCAGAGCACCCAGATATTACAGGTGAGGTAGATAAATTGTTGGCCGTGATAGGTTCTGCTGAAGATAAGTTGGCAGTAATGAGTCTACATTATGGCGATAATAAGGCAAAGGACATACTATAGAGATCTAAAAAGTTTGAAAAAAAAATATTTTTTTTGTTCAAAAAAAGTGTACCTTTTGTACTTTTGGTCTAGAAGTATTGATTTTATTGACTTTAGGGTGGACAGATCATGGTACAAATTATGTTTTTGAGTACAGATTATTTTGTACCATCAGATGCCCTACGCGCGCGAGTTTGAGTTTGATGTGAAACTTTTTAAACTTTTTAGATTGCTATTAGTATGCTAGATACATACCATGCCTAGGAAATCCAGACGTATAAATAGCTACACCAAACCAAAAACTGTAAAGCAACAGGTTCCCTTTCCATACAAGCGTGTGCGAATTGATTGGATTGATATTATCACTGAGGGTGGTTGGGGTTCTGAAAAAGAATTTAAAGATATGAAATTAGCTACACCTGTTAGTGAGGGTTGGTTGTTTAGTAAAGATGATGAGACCGTAAAAATTTTTGCAGGTTATGATGTAGAGCAAGACGGCTCTATTCATTTTTCGGAGCGGTCGGTTTTTCCGACTTCTTGTGTGAAGAAGATAACGAAGATTCATTAGATGGAGTCACATCTATTATCTGTCCGTAGTCGTTTAAGAGTTGTTTCATTTTTGCTTCTAGTTCTTGTTCTGACATATCTTCTAGTTTCCCAGTTTTTATTATTTT